TTGGCAATATTTGAAGCTGAAGTGCAAAAAAGAAATGCAGAAAGCCAAAGTAATTATAACAGTCAAAGCGTTCAATCGAATAAAGATACAGCCAAAGAAAAAATAGATATTTCACGTCGTTTAGAAGATGAGAAATTACGAATAATGGAGGATGGTTTTGATAAAGAATACGCCGCATTAAAACAAAAAAAGAAACGTGATAAAGAAGATGCTGATAAGCAATTTAAAGAGGGTGTATTAAAAAAAGAAGATTACGAAAAATTATTACTTCAATTAGATGAAAGTTTTGAAGCTGATAGAAAAAAATTATATGATAAATCTTTTAACGACAATTTAAAACAAAAAGATTTTACAGTTAATTCTTTAATTGAACAAAAGAAAACAGAAGCCGAAATTGAAATGGCTGCCTACCTTGAAAAAAAAGAAAGGCAAAAACAACAAGACGAAGAAGAAAAAGCAAGGATTGAAGAATTAAATAAAGATAAATTAAATTTAGCAAAAGACGGACTTCAATTAGTTTCAGATTTAGCAGATTTATTTGGAAGCCAAGACGAAAAGAAAGCAAAGTTAGCGTTTCAAGTAGATAAAGCCGCAAAGATTTCAAGCGCTACAATAACTGGTTATGAAGCTGTTTTAGAAGCATATAAGACGGGACAAAAATCACCGTTAACAGTTGCTTTTCCAGCATATCCGTATGTTCAGGCTGGACTTGCTGGGGCGTTTGCAGCGGTTAATATTGCAAAGATTGCAAAGAGTCAATTTAAATCTTCTGGCGGTGGTGGTTCAAGTTCAAGTTCTGGCGCTGGTGGTGGTGCTGGAGCTGCTCCTATGACTGCTAATTTTAACACAATCGGATCGAGTGGTATTAATCAGTTAGCACAATTACAACAAACACCAACACAAGCATACGTAGTTAGTGGCGAAGTAACAAGCGCACAAGCCTTAGACAGAAATAGAGTACAAAACGCAACACTTTAAGTTTAATAGATATGGCAAAAGTTGAAATAATAGAATTACTGATTGACGAGACAAAAGAGGAAATGGGTATTAATGCCGTTTCCGTTGTTGAGTCACCAGCGATTGAAGAAAATTTCGTGGCGTTACAAAAACACGAAGTAGAACTAAAAGAGGTCGACACTGAAAAGAGAATCCTAATGGGTGCGGCTTTAATTCCTAACAAACAGATATACCGTAAAAACAAGGATAAAGAGTTCTATATTTACTTTAGTGAGGATACGGTACGTAAAGCTTCTGAACTATTTTTAATGCGTTCTAATCAAAACAACGCAACGTACGAACACGAGCGTAAAATGTTAGAAGGGATGTCCGTTGTTGAAAGTTGGATAATTGAAGATGAAAAAACGGACAAAAGTAAATTGTACGGGTTTAGTTTACCTAAAGGTACTTGGATGATTTCAATGAAAGTAAATAACGATGAGGTTTGGAAAAAGGTAAAAGACGGTGAAGTAAAAGGATTTTCAATAGAAGGTTATTTCGTAGACAAATACGACATGAGTTCACACGAAGACGAATTGTTAATAGAGAAATTAAAAGACTTAATTAATAAATATGAAAACACCGACAAAAAGTAAAACAAGTCCTAAAGGCGGTAAACGTGGTTGCCTATGTAAAGACGGTAAATATTCAAAAGAATGCTGCAACGGTGACTTACAAAACCAAGGTATAGGAAGTTTAGTAAATCAAGGTACTTCTACAATAGTACATTTATAAAAAAGGAACAATTAAAAAACCAATAAGTTAATAAGCTATGATAAACAATATTTTAAAGAAAATCGAAAAGGCTAACGAAGTTGAATCTTCAAAAGTTGAATTAGCAAAACACGAAATTAATTTGGCGTTAGCCGATGAATTAAAATCTACGGTTAAAGTTTTTCAAGGTCAAGTTGCTACATACGGAAAACATAAAGACGTTATTGTAAAATCAATTAACGCTATGAAAGCAGCTTCTGAAGCTATAAAAACAAATAAAGATTTAGGTAAAAAGAATCTTGCAACTGCTCAAAAATTTAGAGCGCAATTAGATAAATTAGCTAAAGAACTTGGTGTTAATTTACAAGGTTCTGAACCAGATAAATTATTAACTGAATTGTTTAATTTGTCTACGGACGTTTCAGACAATATCGAAGAAGCTTTACGAGCATTAACTACACTTAAATAAATAAAAATGAAAAATAGCCTAATCAATCAAATTAAAACTTTACTCGGTATGGAAGTAAAGTTAGAAACAATGAAACTATCGGACGGTGTTACAGTTTTAGAAGCTGAAATGTTTGAAGCTGGTAACGAAGTATTTGTAGTTACTGAAGACGAACAAAAAATAGCTTTGCCAATCGGAGAATACGAACTTGAAGATGGGCGTATTTTGATCGTAGTAGAAGAAGGTGTTATTTCTGAAATAAAAGAAAAAGAAGCGGAAGAAGAAGAAGCACCTGAAGAAGCACCTATCGAAGAAGAAGCGAAGAAAGAACAAGAAATGGAAACTTCAAAAGCTGCGCCTAAAAAGATTGTAGAAAGCATGATTAAAGAATCTTTCTTTTCTGAAATTGAAGCGCTTAAAAACGAGAATAACGCACTAAAAGCGGAATTATCTAAACTAAAAGAAACTAAAGAAGTTGAACTTTCTGAAGTTAAACCAATTTCTTTTAACCCTGAAAACAAAAACACGAACGATTCTATAAAGTTGAGTGCAAAAAGACAACGCACAACTATGGATTCAATACTTGAAAAATTAAATAAATAATTAACTAAATACAAAAAAAAATGAGTACAACTTACAACTTTGTATCTAACGACGTAACAAGACAAGTAGGTCTTGTTGAAACGTTGACTGGTGCAACTACTTTGACTGCTGAAGATTCGGACAAGTCATTTTATTTAAACGCTGCTGCTGGAGCGCAAATTACTTTACCAGCGGTTGCAACTTCTGCGGGTTTTAGATATCGTTTTACGGTAGCTGCATTATTTGCTACTACTGCGTGGACTATCAAAGCTGCTACAAACAAAATTCAAGGTGGTGTTATTGTGAATTCAGTAAACGTTCCTGGTGCTGACGAAAACACTATCACTTTTTCTGCTTCTGCGGACACTATCGGAGATTTCGTAGAATTGAATTGTGATGGTACAAACTGGTATGTTTTCGGATTGGGAACTGCTGCGGGTGCAATTACATTAACTGCTGTTTAATTAAAATAAAAATATTATAAAATGGAAAAAATTAATTTAAGTACAAGTACAAATATCACCACTACTTACGCTGGTGAGTTTGCTGGTAAGTACATCGCTGCTGCTATCTTAAGCGCACCAACTTTAGAACAAGGTGGAATGACTATTCACCCTAACGTAAAATTCAAACAAGTAATTCAACGAGTAGCTACAGACGATTTAATTCGTAACGCTTCATGCGATTTTGATGCGAGTTCTACAGTTACGTTAACTGAAAGAATTTTACAACCTGAGGAGTATCAAATAAATTTACAATTGTGTAAAAAAGATTTTCATCAGACTTGGCAAGCGATTGAAATGGGTTACTCTGCGTTTGACGTAATGCCTAAATCGTTTACTGATTTCTTAATTGCACACGTAGCGGAGAAAGTAGCGGCTAACATGGAAACTTCAATTTGGCAAGGTGTTAATGCTACACAAGGTCAATTCGCTGGTATCATGACTCAATTGACTACAGATGCTTCTTTGCCAGCTGCACAAGAGGTTGCTGGTACTACTGTTGATGCTTCTAACGTAATCGCTCAAATCGGTTCAATTGTTGACGCTATTCCAACAAGACTTTACGGACAACCTGATTTGAAATTGTATCTTTCTTCTAACATCGTTAGAGCTTATATCCGTGCTTTAGGTGGATTTGGTGCAAGCGGTTTAGGTGCTAACGGTACAAATAACTTGGGTACACAATGGTACACTAACGGGTCACTTTCTTTTGACGGTCTACCAATATTCTTGGCTAACGGTTTAGCTAACAATACAGGTTTAGCTTCACAAAGTTCTAACCTACATTTTGCAACTGGTTTGTTGAATGATATGAACGAAGTTAAAATTATCGACATGGGATTGATTGACGGTTCGATGAATGTACGTATAGTAATGAGATTTACAGGAGACGTTAAATACGGATTTGCTGAGGATGTAGTTACTTACGGAATCGTTAACTCTGCTAACTAAAAAACCAAAAACTATAAATAAGGGTGGTGCAATATACACCACCTTTTTTTTTGTTAAAATAATTAATATATAAAAAATTTACACTTATGAGCTGTGATATAACAAATGGTAGAATAGAACAATGTAAAGATT